GCCACTACTCATAACATTAGTGTAAGTGTTACAGATGGAACAGATCCAATAGGAAATGTTGATGTAACATTATCTGATGGTGAGAATGAGTACACTGGAAAAACAGGTAGTGCTGGAGGATGCACAATAAGCAATGTTCCTGAAGGACAATATGAAGTTGTAGCATCTAAATCTGGTTATGTTGACTATGAAAGTACTTTAACTGTAAATAGTGAAACAAGTTCATTAAGCATTGTACTTGAAGAATCAAATCCTACACCACAAACAGTAAATTATGCATTCACTAGTTATGGTGATGCTCAAGGAGAAACTGAATGGGGTAGTGGAACAGTAAAAACTACTGGAGTAGTATCTGGTGGTTATACTGAAGTTGAAGTATTAACCAATAGTCCTGAAGAATCATTTGTAGGTCAAAAATTCTATATTACAAGTGATGCTCAAACAAACGGTACAATCTACCCGTTATATACTGATGCAGGCACAACTTCAGCAGGAATTTATGTATCTATCACAAACGAATAAAAAGGTGATAAATCTTGTCTTACTGCACAGTTGAAGATGTACTTAAATTAACAAGAACAAAACCTAAACAATTTGGTTATACTGGAGATGACACAGAAGAATTCAATGAACTAATTGAAGATTGGATTCTTCAAAGTGAATCCCATATTAACCATTACTGTAAAAGAGAGTGGTATAACTATTACGATGAATATGGTGAAGAAATCATTGTAAAAGTACCTCCTGCAGTACGTAATGTTTGTATTAGGTTAACAGCAAATATTATAGCATTTTCATTCGGACGTAGAGACAACCCATTAAAAAAAGTGGATGATTGGAATACTGGCGTAATCACAAGTGCTGTTTTTACAGATGATTTAAAACAAGATTTAAAACCATTCCGCAAACCTCGTAAAGCAAATATATTCAAGATTTAATATGAAACTCATAATCGATGTAAAAATAACAAAAAAAGTTTTAAGTGAAAGTGTTGGTGAATTCAAAACTAAACTTTTAGACCAATTAGCACATAACACTAAAACATTATTTGAAAAAAACACTCCCAAAAAATCAGGTTATGGATCAAGAAATTATCATGTAATTAAATCATTAAATACAAGGGAAATAAGGAATGACACTTATTACTTACCCTGGGTTAATGATGGAACTGGAATATATGGTCCACTCCATCATCGTATAACTCCAAAACATGCGAAAGCATTACATTTTTATTGGAGAGGCAACGAATGGTTCCTTAAATCCGTGAAAGGTCAAAAACCAAAACATTTTGTTGAACGCAGTATGGCTGAGGTAATACGTTCTGTGGATAGTGCAGTAGTAATTGCAAGCAGAGGTACATTGAAATGAATATTATAAGTAGTCAAGAATTAATAACCACAAGGATAAAAGAATGCATCACATCAGAAATGACTCCTGAAGGTTTATTATCTGATGTTGAAACATTCATTCCATCTTACCGAATGGAAGAAGAAATGGAAGAACCTTTAATCTGGTTATTTGAACATCCAACAACCATTGCTAATGAAAAATCAGGTGCATTATCACAAAAATTATACTTACAAACACCATATGAATTTGTTTGTGTAGTATATGATGAAGATGATATTGAAGAATCTGAAATGAAAGGAAAAAATCTTGCTAGTAGAGTAGCAGCAAGTATAGCTAAAAATCACATTAAACTTAATAGTGACAGGATTATAAGTAAAATTGAGTTTGAAACATTATATCCTGTAGGCGAAGTATCTATAAGAAATAAATCTGATAAAGCCCCTGCTACTAGTGTAAGAATCATTGCTAAGTATTATATTGATTGGATGAATTGTTGTAAACGAAAAATTGAAAATAATAATGATAATAATGATAATGATGGTGATTAAAAATGAGTTGTAGAGTATTTGGTTTGGAACCCGAAGCCGTCTATGGGGAGGATAAAGAAAAAGCAGAGTTTGACTTAGATTTTGACCATGAAGTAGACAGCATGGATTTTAAACTCAATGACGAACCAGTAACCAAAAGTTTCGGTTCAAGAATGAATCAAAAAGCAAGAGCAGGCGTAATAAAACCTAGTGGAAGTATTGAAACTTCAGCAAACCTTCAAATACTTGGACATTACTTCTATGGATTCTTAGATAACTATAAATTCACAGCCGGAAATAATAATAAAAATACTCATGAATTTTGGGGTGGAGAATCTAAATTATTAAAAAGTTTCAGAGGAGTATCAGTCAATGATGAATTAGTTTTCTATCTATTTGGATTACTTGTTGATTCAATGAAACTCGAAGTATCCTCTGAAGATATGACTCTTGGAGCAGATTTCATCTATAAAACTGAACTTGCTGATATTCTAGAAGATGAAAATGAATATGAAAGAGCTGAAGAGTTAATAAATGATTTATTCATCATGTTCTATGATGTTAGCTTAAAATTGAATGGTAATGATCCTGCCGGTGTACAAACAAGTTTCACTCTTGAAGGAAATAACAATCATGATGTCGATAAAACAATTGGTTTTGGTTATAGACATCCTCAAGGACAAGCTAAAGCAAATAAAAGAGAAAACAGCATCAGTATTGTAACTACATTAACTCAAGAAACTGTAAGAGCAATATTAGATGCACGGTATGGTGATGTAGATCTTCTTGAGCCTGCTAAATGTAAAATATTGCAAGTTCCATTAGAACTTAATGTGGAATTATGTGAATACCCTGGTTTGGGTTTAACTATTAAATTCCCTAAATGTACATTGTTAGCAGAATTTGATTCATCCGGTATTGATGATGTAGAAGCAACCTTAAACATGGCCACACTTGGTTCTGAAAAAGTTAGGCTCGCAGATAATACTACAGAAGTTACTACAGATATGTATGTAAAATTAGTCAATAACCAGCCTAAGATAGCTCCCAGTAACTGAGGTGAATCCTGAAACTATTGATGATTTAGCAGTAAGCGTAACTGATGGAACAAACCCTGTAAGTCAAGTTGAAGTTGCAATAGGCCAAATTACAGGCACTACTGGTAGTCAAGGTGGATGTACATTACATGATGTTCCTGTAGGTACAGTTACTGTAACTGCAACAAAAACAGGTTACGTAACTTACAGTCAAGAGGTAATAATCACTTCTAGTACTGAAACATTAGAAATTACTTTAGAACCTCAATAGAGGTTTTAAATTAATCTTATTTTTTTTTAAAATTTAAAAATGGAAAAAACTTGGAGGTAAATTAACATGGTGTTAACTAAATCCCAAATATTAAATGGAATAAATGAAACTAAAGAAAGATATATCAAATCAAAAGACGATACTGTCGCCTTAAGACCTTTGAGTAATGGTGAATGGAACAAAATAGAAGAAATAGAAAATGAAGCTATTGGGGAATACACCACTACTGAAAGAGCAAAAAATAGAAGTAGAAGAAAACAAATTCAATCTCAAATGGAAGCTCAAGCAAAAATCAATGTAAAAGAAACTGGAAAAGCTTCTGCTAAAGCTAAAATTGAGGCAGTATTTTTAAGTCTGGATAATGATGTTTATAAAGATGATCCATTTACTCGTGATGAAGTAGAGGCTATGGGCAGGCGTGTTTTTGATGAAATTTATGATCAAGTCAGAATTATATCTGGTTTAGATGATGATGACTTGGAAAAAGAAGTTAAAGACTTTCCTGAAGACGAATGAAGCTAAAAATATAATATGGTTAGATTACTGCGGATATCATTTATGTGATAACTTGGGCGATTTAACCTTAGCTCAAACATTATTTATCACAAAAGGTCGAGCAGACCTACATAAAGAGATGAATAAAGTACCAAAGAAAAAATAATCAATTTTATTCATCTTAAAACTATTTTTTTTAAAAATATTAACAAATGGAGGTACATGGTTTATGGTATCTCAACAACAAATTGACATTATCATAAGAGCAGAAGACCGTGCAACTGCAATAATAGAAAAAGTAGAAGCACAACTATCCAATGTAAAAAATTTAGCTCTAGGATTAAATAACAACTTCAACACTGCAAGTAATGGTGCAAACAGATTAAGCACAAATCTATCAAAAATAAATGCATTACCCTTCAGACAAGTAAGTCAAGAATCATTACAATTACAATCAAGACTATTACTAATAGCAGGTAATGTAAACGTATTAAATAATTCAATGAAAAGAATCTCAGGCTCAAATTTTAATCAAGTAGAAAGTAATGTCAAATTATTAGATACTACACTTAACGCAACAAAAGGAAGTGCAAACCAACTAGACAATGCATTAGACTCGATAGGTGGAAGTACAGGAATGAATCAAACAGTATCCACCGCAGAAATGCTAAGAGCAATAATCGTAATCTTAATAGGTATAGGTCAAGAACTAAAAATGATTCTTGATAGTCTAGCCAATAATGGTTTGGATGATGCAGCAAGGGATGCAGATCAACTAAGAGAAAAACTATTACTTGCAGGGGATGCAGGAAGGAATACTCAAAATAGTTTTAAAGGAACTGAAGATAGTACTAAAAAACTAGGAAACAGTTTCGGATTCCTCCGATCTGCAGCAAGTATGACTGTAGGAATGATAGGTTTTGACCTGGTAAATAGTATGGTTCAAGGTGCAAGAGCATCCATCAATGCAACAGCAAGTTTTGAAAGATTTGCTCAAAGATTAGAAGGAATGTCTGGTCCAAGATTACAAGAATTCACAGGTCATGTCCGGGAGATGCAAAATGAATTCCGTAAAGTTGACATGAATGCTGTAGCAGCATCGGCATTGGAAATGGGCGTAAAATTACAATTGCCTCAACAATCTATGGAGCAATTAACTAAAACAACTGCTGTAATGTCATCTGCTTTCGTCAAAGAAGGACGTACTCAAGAAGATGCGATTCTTGCAGTATCTGATGCAATGGATGGTCAATTCCGTAGATTGCAGGAATTAGGTATTTCTCAAGATATGCTCATGAAAAATGGCTGGGATGGAGATATAAATAATAAAACATCATTACTCCAAGCAATGAATAAAACCTTAGATGATATGGGTTTCACTCAAACGGCTAGTGAAATTGTTACATTAGATGATGCATGGGCAGCTTTAACTGTTACAGGAAGTCAATTAATTGCAAGTGTACTTGTACCTATTACTCCTTTAATCATTGGTTTAGTTGATGGTTTTACTAACTTGGTAAAATGGATTCAGAATAATGGCTGGGCTCAAGGTGCTTTACTCATTGGTGGTGTTGCTTTCGGTATTCTATTACTTGCTGGTGCTGCGGCTGCTGCTGAAACTACAATCTGGGGATTGGTTGTAAGTGCTATGCCTGGATTTATCACTAGTCTTTGGGGAGCCGCTGCTGCAATTGGTGGTGTTACTTTAGCCGGAGCCCCATTGTGGGCAATCGTTGCAGTTATTGCAGCTATTGCTATTGCTGTTTATGAGTTAGGTATTGCTTTTGGATGGTGGAAAGATGTTGGAACAATGTTTGAAGCCATTGCAGATGGTGTAAAAAGGTTGTGGGCTGCATTTATCAATAATCCTAATGTTCAAGGTTTCCTTAAGGACTTAAAACAGGCTTGGGATGATATTTGTACTGCATTACAACCCGTGTATGATTGGGCTAAACAAGTTTGGACAGAATTATTCCCTCCTGGAACAAAGATTGATATTGTCCGGATGATTATTGACGCATTTGGTGCATTAGGAGATACAATAGCGTTTATTGTTAGGGCTATTTCTGGTGTTCAAGGAGCATTTAATACATTTTTATCATTCTTGGGTTATGTTACTAATCCTGTAATGTTTGTTGTAGATGTATTACGAAAAATCATTTGTATTCTTTTGGGTTGTAGTCCGGGTATTGTTCCAGCATTAAGGAAAACTTGGGAAGTGTTCCAGGAAGTATTCAATGCAATAGCCGGCTTTGTAAGTGGTATTATTTCACCTATTGTGGAAGCTATTAGGCCTTTAATTGATATTTTCGTGGAGATAGTAACTTATCTTGTTGAAATGTTTATGCCGGCATGGAATTTACTCAGTAATATTTTATTGGTAATCTGGAATGCAGTATCTCAGCTTATTAATATTTTCCAGGCATTCCTTAGTGGTCAAATTACTTTACCTCAAATGTTGACTATGATCTGGAATTTAATCATGACTGCATACATGACAATTTTAACAATGATTATTAATTTTGTCTTCCAATGGGCAGGTCAAATTGTAAGTGCAGCAATTAATGCTGCTTCAGGTTTTGTTAATGGTATTATTAATTATATTAGTGGTTTACCTGGTAGATTCTTTAGTTATTTGGCTCAAACTACTTGTAATATTATTAATGCTGGTAGTCAATGGGTTAATACTGCTAGGCAAAAAGCTGGTGAAATGGTTAACAGTGCTTCAACTACTGTACAACAATTACCTGGTAAAATTTATACTGAGTTTACTAAGGTTCCTGATCGTATTCGTGAAGCTATACCTCAGGCTATAGCTGCTGCATTAAACTTTGGTAAAGAAATTATTAATGGTGTACTTAATGCTATGGGTATACATTCACCAGGTATTGTTCAAAATAGTATCACTGATGAATTTAAAAATGCTGTTCAAAAGATTAAGGATGCTATTAAGCCGGCTGGTGAGTATGCAAGGCAAGTTGGTGCAGAGATAGTTGATAAATTTGGTGAGCCGAAATTATCATTGGATACTGATGATTTAATGCCTTATTATGATTTGGATGAAAATCCGTTAGAAAATGTTGATTTAGCCAGTATGGATTTATCTAGTGTGTCTGGTGGTTTGGATTCTGCAATG